GGGCCCCTCGGCGTGGACGACGATGTGCCGATTGAGGAAGCCGTTCAGCACGTGCCGGCTCGAGAGCGCCGGCCAGAAGCTGTCGTCGGTCGTGGTGCCGTGGACGACCACGTTCGGGTACTCGACGTCCTGGCGCTCGCCCTGGGTGGCGCGGCTGTACTCCGGGCCCATCACGACGGTGTTGGCGCTGGTCCGCATCACCATGAGCTGCTTCATGATGTCGGCCTGGAAGTTGCCGGCGCGCTCGTTGGTGACCGACTGCAGGAACAGGCCGAACTCGTCGAGCTGGAACAGCACGGCCGGCGAGCGGTGCAGCGCGGCGAACACGCCGGAGCCCGACTTGATGTCCTCGCCGCCGATGCGGTCTTTCAGCCCGGCGGCGATGAGGCCGTTCTTGACGACGCGGCGCGCGTGCTCCTTGCCGGCCGTGCTGGGCGCGACCGCGATGATGTAGGGGTTCGTCCGCAGCCCCGTGAGGCTGGCGTAGCGCTGGGCCATGCAGACGGCGCCGAAGGCCAGCGAGGCGGCGACGGACAGCATCCGCTGCGGCTTGATGGCGCTGTCGACCATGAAGTCGACCAGCTCGCCGAGCACGCCCGGGATCTGGGTCAGCTCGCCCGGGATGGCATCGTCCGGCGTCTGCCGGCGAACGGCAGCCGGGGCGGCTTTGCGCGCGCGCGCCGCGTCCATGATCCCCTGAGCGTTGACGATCGGCAGGTCGGGCAGCGCTTCGATGTGCATCAGCTCTGCGGCGGCGCGGACGGCGCGGGGCGCGTCGCCGCCGTGGTCGAACAGGCAGAACAGGTCGAAGGCGTCGTGCGCATGGCCATCGGCGAGCGGGTCGCTGCCGTGGTGGCTGTAGCAGTGGGTGCCGTCCTCGAACACAACGACGCCGGCCAGGCCGGTGCTGCTGGTCGGCGCCAGGTAGCGCTTGCCGCGCTTGGCGTAGCCGTTGGCCTCGAGGATCGCCCGCAGGTCGTGGGCCTGGTTGAACTGGCCGATGACGTTGCCGTGCTCGGCGCCGACGGCGCGCGGCCGGGGCGCGGGGCGCGGAGTGCAGTCCTCGGGCGTGGCCCAGGGGCACAGGCGCTTGAGCTGCGGCAGGAAGCTGTCCCAGGCGGTCCAGATCGCCAGCAGCTGGTCCGGGATCATCGGGATGTCGCGGCCGAACGGCTCGGTGCCGTCGCGCCAGCGGTAGGGCTGCTGCGTGTCGGGGTGGATGGTGGGCGGCAGCACGTCCTGCACCGGCCCGCCGCGCAGCTCGAACACGGTGATCGGCTTGGGCTTGCCGGTCTTGGCGTCGACCTGGGCGCCGGGCGGCGCCGGCCAGGCCAGCGCACGGCGGGTCAGCTCGAGGCCGGGGGGAACGCGGAAGATGGCCTTGTCGCGGTCGCCGCGGCCGACGATGCGCGGGGCGGTGCCGAACAGCTCGGCGGCGTCGATGCCGAACTCGGTCAGGATGATGGCCCAGCCGCCGAGGTGGTCGACGTCGATCGCGCATGTGCCGCTGGCGCTGTGGATCAGGCCCAAGCCGTTGGCCGGGCGCGCCGCGAACTCGGCGGCGACGGCGTCCGGGCTGGACAGGACCATGCCGGGCGCGTTCCACCCGCTGGTGGTCGGGCCCTTCGTGCCGGCGGCGATGCTGCACAGGCCCCAGCCGAGGCCCAGGTAGGCCAGCGCGTGCTCGAGCACGGTCCCGGGCTGGTGAGCGGGCTGCGTCATGCGCGGGCCGGCCTCGCGCAGAGCACGATGCCGCGGCCCAGCCACTGGAGCACCAACGCTTCCCAGGCCGCGGACGGGTCGAGGTCGAGCTCGAGCGCGCCGGCGGGGGTCAACGGCTGCCAGCCCAGGAACGGGATCAGGTCGCGCCAGATCATGCGGCGGCCCTCGCCTCGACCGCGGCCGGGTCCAGGTTCGCTACGCCGAGCGCGCACAGCGGCGGAGGGCTCACGGCATTGCCGACCATGCGCACCTGCTGGTAGCCGGCCAGGGGCCGGCCGTCGGCGGTGCGGTCAATGATGTAGTCGGGCGGGAAGCCCGTCGCGCGGTACAGCTCGCGCGGCCGCAGCATGCGCAGGCCGATGTCGACGATGACGTAGGGCGTGCCGCGGATGGTGACGGTGACCAGCGCCAGGCGGTCCTTGGTGGTGACCGCGGTCAGCGGCGCGCGCAGGCCCGCCCACTGGCCGCCGGTCGAGTGGTAGCGCATGAGGAAGGCGGCGACGCGCAGCGCGCCGGCCTCGGCCTCGGGACTCAGCTTGTACGGGTCGCCATAGAGCTCCCAGCAATCTCGGCAAAGGTCGCCTTTCCAAGGCTTGCAGGTGCCACAGCCCTCGCAACGCCGATCGTCCGCTTGTTCGAGGGTGCACTCGACGACCGCGTGGTGTTCGGCCTGGGCGCAGACGGTGCCCAGCGGATCGGTGGCGGCCGCGCCGGTGGTGTTGCGGCGCAGGGTGACCAGGTGCGCCGCGACCAGCTGCTGCTGGCTGCCGCTGCTGGTGATGGTCGAGACCGGCTCGTCGGCGCCGCGCGGGCGCGAGCCGTTACTGTTCGGGCCGCCGGCGGCCTGCTCCAGGTAGGCCGTCATGATCCCCATGGCGTGGGCTGCGCCGGCCGGCCGCGCGGCACCGGCGCCGCTGGTGACGGTCGGCAGCGGGGCGCTGACCGGGTGGCCGGCCGGCGCCGCGGAACTTGACCAGGCTGGCGGTGGCCAGCGCCAGCTCGCCGCGGTTCGCGCCGGTGATCGTCGGCAGCGGCTGCTCGGGATCGTTGACGCGGTCGCTGCCCTGGTGCGTGACCGGCAGCAACGTCGGCGCCACCACCGCATGCGACCCGCCCTTGGGCCAGCCCGTGACGGTGCCCAGCGGCGCGCTGGTCGGGGCATGCCGCTGGCGCTGGCGTTCGCGCACTGGACGATGAAGGGCTCGGCCGCGTCGATCACGAACCGCTGGATGCCGCGCGCGATCCGCCGGTGCGTGGCGTCGGCCAGCGGCTTCCTGCGGCTGAAGATCGACGGGCACGGGATGCTCCAGTCGATGCAGTCGGCCGCGGTGACGAAGGGGAGCGGGCGGCCAGGGCCGTGGGTCGGCGCCGGCCAGCGGATCGGCGCGCCGTCCCGCCGGGCGATCACGAACAGCCGTTCCCGGCTGGTGCCGGCGCCGTAGTCGCAGGCGCGAAGCCGGCGCCATTCCACCGCGTAGCCCAGGGCCTGCAGGTGGGCGACGAAGCGGCGCCAGGTCTGGCCGGCGCGGCGCTTGTCCGGCACCAGGAACTGCCGCTCCAGCGGCACGCGCTCGCCGCGCGCGGCGACGCGGTGTACCTTCCGGCCGGCGGCGTCGGTGATCACGTCCAGCGTCACCACGCGGCCGGTCGCCGGGTCGCGCTTGGCGACCAGCGGGCCCCAGCCCAGCAGCTGCTTGACGTTCTCCAGGCTCAGGATCCGCGGCGCCGCCTGGCCGGCCCACTTGCAGACGACCCAGCTGAGCGACCGCGTGGCCTTGCTGCGCGGCTGGCCGCCCTTGGCCTGGCTGAAGTGACAACAGTCCGGACTGGCGTGAAGCCAGCCCACTGGCCTTTCGCCTACGAGGCGACGGGGGGCGGCGTGCCACACGTCCTCGGTCAGGTGCTGCGTGTAGGGGTGGTTCGCCGCGTGCATGCCGATGGCCGCCGCGTCGTGGTTGATCGCAATGTCGGGGTCCCGGCCCAGGGCCTGGCGAAGCGCCTCGCTGGCGCCGCCGCCGCCGGCGAACAGGTCGATCACGATCTCGCCCGGCCGCAGGCGGCTGACGCCGGCCATCGGCAGGTGGAACCGGCCCTGGCTACCGCCGTCGGCGGCCATCAGGCTGCCCCCGCCTCGTCGCCCGCCGCCGCGCGGTAGCTCTCCAGCCACCGATACGCGGTCGGCCGGCTCACCTGCCAGTGGTCGGCGACCTCGGACCACGTCGGCAGCCGGCGCAGGGATGCGCACCACAGGGCGAACCGCATGTAGACCTCGCCCAGTCGCTGGGCGTGATTACGCTCGGCGACGCGCATGTTCGCGGCGGCCATCAAAGGCGCTCCAGGTCAGCGACCGGCACCGCGATCGGCAGCCCGTCCGGCTGCGGCCAGCGGTCGAGCTGCACCGGCAGGAACTTGTAACCCGGGTGCTCGTGGTGGTCGCGCTCGGCGCCGACGACCGTGCCGACCGCGCCGGTCAGGTGCTGGTCCTCGCGCCGGGCAACGCGGACGCGGACTCGGGTGCCGGGCGTCATGCGCCCTTCCCCGCCAGCGCGATTAGCGTGTTCAGCTGCGCCACCATGCCGGGCAGCTGCGCCAGCGCCTGCTGCTGCACGGTCTTGGCGTCCTGCAGGTAGCGCGCGGCGATGAACAGCGCCGGCGTGGTGTCGCTCGTGCCCTGCATGAACCGCTCGACGACGTCGGTCGGCAGGTGTCTGTCGCCACTGATCATCGCCGACAGGTTCGACGGCGCCTGGTCGACCATCGCAGCCACGCGGCCCAGGCCGACGCGGTAGACGCAGGCGGCGAAGCACTCGCGCAGGTCCCTGTATTTCTGGGCCAAGCCGGGTTCGAGGGTGAGGGCGAGCTGCTGCATGATTAGGCCTGAGTAGAAGTGTTATCGGCGCTTATCGCCGGTCGTCGCGACGATGGCGTCATGACAACCGACCTTCAAACCACCCTCGCCCGCCTGGACCGCATCCGCCCTCACCCGCCCGGCGTCATCGACCTGGAGCGGGTCCGGCTGAAGCGCGAACTCGCGGCGCTGCGGGCTCGGCTGAGCGATTCGGAGTGGCAGGTGTTCTTGCGGGAGTACGCGAACGCGGTCGCGGGGCGGGTTCAGTGCGGACGCGACGAAGTGGGCTGCGCCGAGGCCGACGACGAGCACGGCGAGCGGGAGCCAGTCGGGTGAGCGGTTCACGCCGCGCGCTTCCGGCCGGAGGCCTTCGCCGGCGCCTTGCCCACCGCGACCTTGCGGCCGTCCGGCAGCACGGCCCACTCAAGGTCCGGACGCAGCTGCTCGCAGGTGACCTGGCCGTCGGTGGCCGCTTCAATGGCCGGGCATCGCCCGGGCGGGATACGTCGGCCTCCGCCAATCCACTCGGAAACGACCTGCGGCTTGACGCCGGCACGGCGGGCAAGCTCGGCCCCGGAGCCGAGAACTGCGATGGCTGAACTGAGGGCAGGATTCATGGAGGGGAATCCTAAGGCCCCGCCTTATACCGTGTCAAGCGCCGCTTGCTGGCGGCCTCCGCGCGCCGCGCGCCATCATCGCGGGATGGCCGAATCAGCCCCTACCGCAGTACCCGCGCGCATCCAAGAAGCGCTGGATTTGCTCGACTCAAGGGGGATCAGCCAGGCCGAACTCGCACGCCGGCTAAAGGTGACCGCGCAATCGATCGGGCAGTGGCCCGTGAAGGGCGCGATAAAGGTCAAGAACCTGACCGCACTGGCTCAGCTGTCCGGACTTTCGGTGGCCTACCTGGCCGGCGCGACGGATGACAGGGGCGAGCCGGCGCCCGACCTGAGATCCGACCCGCTGCTGCAGGGCGCCGCGATCCAGCGCCTGGTCGACCAAGCCGTCGAGGCCCGAACCCGCAAGCTCGAAGGCGACATTTGGTCGCTGCGCGCTACCCTGATGACCGTTCTTGACCAGCTGACGACCACACCAGGCGTAGCCGCGGAGCTGCAGGTTCGGCAGCTGGCTCTGGTCCAGGACCCGAAAGACCGGAACCGCCACTTTCAGGGGACCGTCTCGGACCACCTGGCGCAGGCTGTTGCGAGAGATAAGGCCGCCGCCCGGAAAGCCGGTTAAGCGCCTCTCCAATACGGCGCATCCGCGCCACCACGTCGTCGTCGCTCATTGCCCCTCCATGTGGCCTTGTGGCTGAGGGGAAGTCTGCCTGCAGCGGGTCCCGCCGCCTGAGACGGCTACTTGAGGGTCTTGCCGTCCAGGCTCGCCCACGCGACCCAGCCGGTGTGGGCGTTGACGGCGCAGCTGGCCGAGCCCGCCACCATGGCGCCAAAGGCGTTCTGCGCCTGCAGGCCCGCCCCGCGCGGCCAGCTGAACACCCACTCGTCGCCGGACCGATCGCCGCTGGCATAGGGCACCTTCGCCGTGTGCGGGTTAGCCGTAGCGGACTTGAGGAAGGTCTGGCAGGTAGATAGAGCCGCCACCATGGAGACCCCTGTCGGCTCCACTCGCACGGCTCCGGGCCGCCGGTCGTTGGCCGTCATGGCTACGTAGACCGCCCCTCCGATGAACAGGGCCAGGATGCCGCGGATCACCGCGGTCTGCCCCTGCCCTGGCGCCGGCTTCTTCACCCCGCAGTGCGGGCATGTCGCCGCGCTGGCCGCCACGTCCTTGCCGCACTCCCTGCACTTGACCAGCGCCATGGCGCCTCCGGGTGGCTGTTGGTTGCCTATTCTATGGCTGCGCAGGGCCATAGGCTGCGCCAATCGAAAGGGCCGGCCCGATAGAAACAAAAGCCCAAGCCTCGGATAAGGCGCCGCTTGACATTCCTCAGGCTGCGCCTTATCGTTCTCTCCCATGACGCCAGCGGGGTGCTGGCCAGGAGGGACGACATGCACACAAACCACATGCCCGACGCATCCGGCTACAACGCTGCGTGCTGCGTGGCCGAGCTGGACCGGATTGGCGCCGAGTGCGATGCGGACGACCGGCTGCAGGCCGAGGCGTACGAGCTGGCCGGCGAGCGGCTGACGGACCCGAAGGCGCTGGCCGAGGTGTTCTGCGACCTGTTCAGCTGCGGGGACTACGCCAGCAAGACGACCGCGCTGGCCGAGTGGATCGCCGAGTGCCAGACGGCCGGGGTGCTGCCTGCGCCGATCCGCGACGCGATCCGCGACGAGCTGGCCTCGCTGGCGGAGTACGAGCTTCGCAAGGCCGAGGCTGACGCCGCGCGGCATTGGGGTGAGCCGTGAGCGCGCGCAGCGATGGCGGGCCACTTTGCTGCTGCGGTTGTCGCCGGCCGGCTGACGGACCGTCGTTCTCGGCGTCATTCGACGCGACGAATCGCTACAGGGGCGGCAGAGTGGCCGCTTGGGCGAGCGATTGCTGGCGGCGGAATGTGGAGGCTTGCGAGCGGCATCGGGCTGAGGTAGCCGCGCGGACTGACGCCGCCATCGCGAAGTTGATGGGAGCGCAGCCGTGACCGGCCGGGCTGATCCGCTGGCGTTGCGGCCGCCGTCGATGCACGCCTTTGAGCAGGCCGATCATGCGCTTGGGTTGGCGGGCCTGTTCGAGGCAGACATTTTCCGGGCCGAGCTTCGGGCTGCTATCGCCGACGTTTCCGCGCTGGTAGAGGCGGCGCGATTCACCTTGATTCCGGACGTGCAAGGAACATCGGCGGACAAGCTGCGCGCTTCCCGTGAGCGCCTGCGCGCCGCCCTGGCCCCCTTCGGAGAATCCCCATGAGCGGATACAAGGACAAGGTGACGCCGGCCATCGGCATGGCGTTGCAGCACATCCGGCTGTGCGCTCCCGATGCGACCGTGGATGCCGCGCTTGAGCAGGCGGCCCGCGACTTTCGCGAGCTGGCCGAGCAGCGGGTGGAGCTGTTGGCGGCGCTCAAGCGGGCTCACGGCCAGATGGTGTGCCTTTCGCACCCGGATACCCGCTGGGAGGACGCGCTGATGACCGCCAACCGCGAGCTGATCGCCCGCTGCGAGGCCGCCCAATGATCCGCCACCTGTGGGGCGCAACCCGAGTCGCCGGCTGGCTGGCCTGGACGAACGTCCGCGAGCGGATGCCGCAGCGCCGCGCCGAGGATGGCCGGTCGTGGTGGCAGACGGTCGTCGTGGTCGTGGCGTGGCTGGCGATCCTGTGGGTGGCCGGGCTGCTGGTGCGGTGCGCTGAGATGCAGTTCAGCGAGTACCGGGCGACGACGACGGCGCTTGAGCGGGCCGTGTGCGAGCGGAACGCGCTGCTGTCGGGCGAGTCGGCGGACTGTGGGGTGGCGAAGTGATCCGCGATCCGCGCACGGACCCGCAGGTTGGCGACGTGATTCGCCAGTCGGGCGTCATAACCCTGCGCGTGTCAAAGCGCGATGGAGACACCGTTGGCTGGCAACGGCTCAAGTATGGCGCGTGGACTGATGACAACGGCTGGTCCCTGCGGGGATGGCAGGAAGTGATCGCCAAGGCGGCCGAGGTTGTGGAGGTCGCGCAATGACCACGCCCGCACCCCAGCCCGACCCCGGCAAGATCGAAATGGCCGACGTTGTGCGACACGGACCCAGCGGCGAGGAATGGCTGGTCTGCCGGGTTAGTGACCGGCACCTGTGGCCCGCCGGTTGGCCTGAGAGTCGCGCCGACCTGTCCGACTGCACCCTGGTCAGCAAGGCGACGGACGCCGACCGCGAGTGGATGACGGCCCAGCTCGCGCGCCTGCCGGACAGCGACCCGCGATCACTTTCCCGATCCCAGCCCGACCTGACCGGCCGCACGCTGGCCGACTACGCCGACGCGCTGGTTCGCAGCACGAAGGACAACGAACCCCGCGCAGACGAGCGCGATCCGTTTTCGGAGGATGAATCCAATGTCTGAGCAATCCCAGGTTGTGCCGGAGGGTGCGGTGGAGGCTGGCTTGAAGGCGGCAGCATCCGACAGCGACGCTCGCCTGCCACGGTACAAGGTGGTCGAGAAGATTCTCGCCGCAGCCCTGCCGCACCTACTCGCAGCCAACCCCGCGCAAGCCGTAGGGGCGCAGGTGGGGGTTCCGGATGGGTGGCGGCTGGCTCCGACTATGGCCACCGAGGAAATGATCCTTGAGGCGCACCACAACTCCGGCGTCTACGGGCTGGACGATGAATCGGTGGCCGACATCTGGGAAGCAATGCTGTCCGCAGCACCCAAGCCCGCAGCCGAAGGCGTCAAGCCGGACGAGACGAACGGATGGCGGCCGATTGATACGGCGCCGAAGGATGGCCAGCCCTTGCTGGTAGCTGATGGCGGCCCTTTCGCCTACATCGCGGAATACCGCCAAGGCGGATGGGTGGACATGACCGGGAGGCCGTGGGCGCCGACCCATTGGCAGGCATTGCCGGAGCCGCCCACATGCGCCTGACCACCCGCCTGCATGTCCGCGTCACGCGCTTTGACGAGTACGCCGTCGCCCTGATCGCGGCGGCTGTGATCTGGCTGAAACTGTAGGTGATCGACGATGCGACCCGACCAACTTCGACGATTCGCCCCGGTGCCGATTGCTGCGCTGCTGCCCGAGGCTCCGAAGCCCTCAGTCCGTCCGCGCGACCGCGTGCCGCTGCCCGCCCTGGTGACCGGCGAGCCCGACGAGGCCACGCGCCACGGCTGGGCCAAGGCCGCCGCCGCGAGCATGGTGCAGACCGACCGCAAGCCGACCGCTGGCCCGCGCATCTGGCCTTGGATCGTGTTCTCGCTGGTGTTCTGGGTTGGCGTCGCGCTGCTGGTGACCGCACAGCCGAAAGGCTCGCAGGTGCAGGCGCTGGAGCTGCGGCCGTGAGGGCGCTCAAGATAGGCGACCGAGTACGGATCGTGGGTTCCATGTACGGACGCCCAAACCTGCAACCAGGGAACACAGGAGTCGTGGTGAAGGCATGGAAATACAGTGCAAGCATCCGCACAGACGAAGGCCCGGACCACGGAGATGGCTTTCACGGAGGCTGGACCTTTGACCGCACTGATCTTGAGCTGATCGAAGGCGCCAAGGCCCCGCCCGCATGACCCCCTGTCCGAGCCACCCGGACACCGCTGCCCGACCCTCCCTAGCGCAGCGGAGAACCGTCCTAGACCCGAGGCCCGGCCGGCGGTGGCGCCGGGCACCTTTCCAAGCACCGCGCGCGGCGGCTTCCGCGCAGGAGTTTCAGATGGACGACGACCCGCAAGACGACTACCAGGCCGCGGCGGACTACGCCGACGAGGCCGCCGAAGCAGACACCGACCCCAACGCATCCTGACCCGGAGACCCGCACCATGACCGCCACCGCAACCCCCATCCGCCCGCAGTCCGCTGCGTCCATGCCCGAGGCCATTGCCGCGTTCCTGGCCGCCAAGGAGCGCGAGGCCAAGGCCAACGCCGACCGGCTCGCCGCCGAGGCCAGCATCGTCGCGCTGATGGGCCCGCTGCCCGCCGAGGGCACCACCCGCATCGACGCGGACGGCTTCACCGTGGCGGTCGCCACGTCGATGCGCCGCACGGTCGATGCCGAGGCGCTGAGCCAGATCGCGCCGAAGATCCCCGAGGCCATCGGCAAGCGGCTGCTGCGCTGGAAGCCCGAGCTGGTCCTGCGCGAGCTGCGCTACCTGCAGGACAACGAGCCGGAGCTGTACGCCGTGATCGCCGAGGCGATCACCACCGCGCCGGCGAAGCCTGCCGTGCGCGTCGAGCCGATCAAGGAGGCCGCGTAATGGCCATCGACCTGAGCAGCATTTCCAAGACCCAGCGCGCCAGCGCGCCGCCGCGCATCGTGGTCCACGGCCTGCAGGGCGTGGGCAAGTCGACCTTCGCGGCCAACGCCTACAAGCCGATCTTCCTGCCGTTCGAGGACGGCCTCACCGGCCTGGAGGCGAACGCCTTCCCGCTGCTGACCAGCTACGAGGAGGCCGAGCAGGCGCTCGACAGCCTGGTCGCCGGTGCGCACGACTTCGGCACCGTCGTGCTGGACAGCCTGGACTGGCTGGAGCCGCTGATCTGGGCGCGCGTGGCCCGCGACGCCGGCAAGGTCAGCATCGAGGAAATCAGCTACGGCAAGGGCTACCTGGAGGCGACCAGCTACTGGCGCCTGATCCTCGACCGGCTGAATCAGCTGCGTGCGCGCGGCATGGCGGTCGTCCTGATCGCGCACACCGAGGTCAAGCGCTTCGACGCGCCGGACATGGACGCCTTCGACCGCTACGTGCTCAAGCTGCACAAGAGCGCGTCCGCGCTGGTCGTCGAATGGGCCGACATCGTCGGCCTGGCCCAGGCTGAGACGGCGCTCAAGAAGGAAGCGCAGGGCTTCCAGAACCGCGTCCGCGGCGTGTCCACCGGCCGCCGCGTGCTGCGGGTGAACGAGTCCCCGGCCTACATCGCCAAGAACCGCTACAGCCTGCCCGACCCGCTCCCGCTGGACTGGAACGCGCTGGTCGCGGCCATCACCCCCGCCGCACCCGCGGCACCCGCAGCACCCGCCGCAACCGCGGCGGCTTGATCCCAACCCGCACGAGGACACACGCACATGGCATTCCTTGGACAGCAGTACGCCCCGGTCAACGAGGCGCCGAAGAACGAATTCGACCCGCTTCCGTCGGGCCTCTACACCGCGATGATCGTCGACAGCGACATGAAGTCGACGAAAAAGGGCGACGGCCAGTACCTGGAGCTGACCTATCAGATCCTCGAGGGCCCGTTCGCCGAGCGGAACCTGTGGGTCCGGCTCAACCTGGACAACCCGAACGCGAAGGCGGTCGAGATCGCGCAGCGCGACCTGGCGAAGATCCAGTTCGCCTGCGGCGGCATCGCGGTGAGCGACAGCCAGCAGCTCCACAACATCCCGCACCAGATCAAGGTCGAGCACGTTCCGGCGGGCCCGAAGCGCGACCGTGCCGGCAACGAGGTCAAGGAGTTCAACCGCCTGCCCAACGCGGTGGCCGCCGCTGCCGCCCCGCCGTTCGCGCCGCAGGCCCAACAGCCGGCCGCGCCGGCGGCTGCACCTGGCTGGGCGCAGCGCCCGGCCGCCTGACCACAGGCAGCGAGCGCGGCGCTCCACCTCACGGCTGGCCCGGCCGTTCGCGCAGGGCATCCCTTCGACTCAAGGACAGGACGATGGACACCGAGACCCAGAACACCGAGCACACCGAGATCGCGGCCGCCACGATGCACGGCGACCTGATGGCCATCGTGGTCGACGAGATGAAGGCGCTGCCGGAGGTCTGGCAGAAGCTGGGCGAGGCCGAGCAGCGCGAGCTGATCGACCGGGTGAAGCAGCGCACGGCCGACGCGGTCGAGGATTGCGTGCGGATCATCGCGACGCAGGGCTTCACGCGGATCAAGGCCAGCGTGGAGAGCGTGACCGTCAAGGACGGGATCAAGGCCCAGCTGGCGCTGTCCAAGTTCGACGCCGCCCGGCACGACCTGATCGACGCGCAGGGCTCGACGGTGTTCATCGTGATGGCCGACCCGGACGCCTTCGCCGGCGGCACCGACAAGGTGAAGGCCGACCCCGACCAGGGCGCGCTGGTGCTCGACGCGGTCGAGAAGATCGGCAAGAAGCAGCCCGACGCCGCGGGCGGCGAGCAGCAGGAGGCGGACGCCGGCTGATGGCCGCCCTGCCCGTCATCGCACCGGACCCGACCATCGACGCCATGCGCGCCGAGGTCGAGCGCCGGGCCGCCGCCGAGCTGCCGCGCCCATACCTGGGCATGAGCAGCATCGGCCAGTCCTGCGCGCGCCGGCTCTGGTACAGCTTCCGCTGGTGCGCACCGGAGCGGTTCGACTGCGACACGCTGTGGCGGTTCGACGACGGGCACCGCAGCGAGGACGTCATGGCGGCCAGGCTGCGCCTGGTGCCCGGCGTGCACCTGATGACGACCGACCCGGCAACGGGCAGGCAGTTCGGCTTCGTCGACCTGGGCGGGCACTTCAAGGGTCACGCCGACGGCCTGCTGACCGGCCTGCTGCAGGCGCCCAAGGCGCTGCACGTCTGGGAAGCCAAGGCCGTCGGCGACGACAAGTACGGCAAGCTGGTCAAACTCAAGGCGGCCGGCGAGAAGCAGGCGCTCGCCGCGTGGGACCCGGTCTACTTCGCCCAGGCCGTGCTCTACATGGCCTACGCCGAGGCGCCGCGGCACTACCTGACGGCCAGCACGCCAGGCGCCCGCGCGATGGTCGGCGTCCGCACCGACACCGACTTGGACCAGGCGCGCCGGCTGCGGGAGAAGGCCGAGCGGGTCATCACCGCCGCCGTGCCGCTGCCGCGGCTGAGCGACGACCCGGCCTGGTTCGAGTGCCGCTGGTGCCCGGCCCGGTCGGTCTGCCACGGCACCGACCTGCCGGCGGTCACCTGCCGCAGCTGCGTCCACGCCACGCCGGAGATGGCCGGCAACGGCCGCTGGTCCTGCGCCCTGCTCAAGCGCGACCTGAGCGAGGCGGAGCAGCGCGCTGCCTGCCCCGGGCATCGGCTCATTCCGGCGCTGGTGTCGTTCGCCGAGGCGATCGACGCCGACCCGGTGGCCAACTGGGTCGAGTACCGGGACCGCGAGGGCCGCACCTTCCGCAACGGCGGCCAGGGCGGGCCGGTGCCCGCCTTCGCGAGCATCGAGCTGCAGTCTGGCGCCGTCGCCCTGGCCTTCGCTGAGGATCCGACGGTGGCCGCGCTGCGGGCGCAGGGCGCGAAGATCGGCGCCGTCCGGTCCCTGAGTCCGCCCGCCATGGGCTTCGCGCCATGAGCCCGCACCTGTGGCCCATCGCGACCGTCCCGGGCGCCCGGGTCCGGCGCCCCCGCCGCGGCCTGGCCATGGGAGGCGACCAGCCCCGGCCGATCGGCCTGCTGTCCGCCGACCTGATCCGCGACCTGGCCAACCGGGTCAAGGTGCGGGCGCTGTCGTCCCAGCAGGTCGTCGCGGTATTCGAGGACTGCGGCCACGTCTATGCCGTGCCGGTCGCGCACCGGCACGCCGATCACATCCCGAACGACTGCGAGGACCTAATCGGCATGTTCGACCGCCGCGCGACCATCGCCGAAATCGCCGACGCCCTACTCGCCGCCCTGGCCCAGCTGCAGCAGGAGGCCGCGTGATGCAGCTGCGCCCCTACCAGCGCGAGAGCGTCGACGCGACCTGGGCCTACCTGCGCGCCAAGCCGGGCAACCCCTGCATCGTGCTGCCGACCGGCGCCGGCAAGACCATCGTGCTGGCCGAGATCATCCGCGAGGCGCTGACCAGCTGGCCGGGCACGCGCATCGCCGTGGTCGCCCACGTCCGCGAGCTGGTGCAGCAGAACCACGACAAGCTGCGCGCCTACTGGCCGGCCGGGCCCGCGGGCATCTACGCCGCCGGTCTCGGCCGCCGGGACCGGTTCAACCCGGTCATCTTCGCGAGCATCCAGAGCGTGGCCAAGCGCGCCATGAGCCTGGGCCGGTTCGACCTGGTGCTGGTCGACGAGGCGCACCGGATCCCGCTGCGCAGCGAAGGGCAGTACCGCGAATTCATCGCCGGCTGCCGGGAGGCCAACCCCGCGCTGCGCATCGCCGGCCTGACCGCGACGCCCTACCGCCTCGGCGGCGGGCCGGTCTGCGGGCCGGGCTACATCCTGAACGAGGTCGCCTATGAGGCCCGGGTCAAGGACCTGATCCGCGACGGCTACCTGTCCCGCCTGGTCAGCAAGGCCGGCGCGGCGCGGGCGGACCTGTCGGCGGTGCACGTCCGCAATGGCGAGTACGTCGGCGGCGAGCTCGAGCGCGCGGTCAACGTGCACAGCGTCGTCGAGGCCGCGTGCGACGAGATCGTCGCCTACTGCGGCCAGCGGCGGGCGTGGATCGTGTTCTGCGCCGGCGTGGCCCACGCGCAGGCGGTCACGGAGGCGCTGGCCCGCCGCGGCGTGCCCTGCGCGCAGGTGGACGGCGCGACACCCAGCGCGGTGCGGGCCGAGCGCATCGCGGCCTTCCAGCGCGGCGAGCTGCGCGCCCTGGTCAACGTGAACGTGCTGTCGGAGGGCTTCGACGCCACCCACGTCGACGCGGTCGTGATGATGCGGCCCACGAAGTCGGCGGCGCTGTACTACCAGCAGGCCGGGCGCGGAATGCGCCTGCACCCGGGCAAGGCCGACTGCCTGGTGCTGGACTTCGCCGGCAATATCGTCGAGCACGGGCCGGTCGACGCGATCCGCCCGCCGCGCGCGCCGGGGGAGAAGGCGACCAGCGAGACGCCGATGCGGGAGTGCCCGAAGTGCGGCGAGCTGGTCATGGTCCAGGTGCGTCAGTGCCCGGCGTGCGGCCACGCCTGGCAGTTCCAGCAGCACCCGCGGCACGACGCCACGGCATCGGACGCGCCGATCCTGTCGGACGAGGTCGCGCCGCCGACGGAGCTGGCGGTGACGTCGGTCCGGTACGCCAGCCACGTCGGGCGGTCGGGCAAGCCGACGCTGCAGGTCACCTACCAGTGCGGCCTGCAGGCAATCCGCGAATGGGTCTGCCTGGAGCACGGCGGGCCCGTGCGCGCCCGCGCCGTGGCCTGGTGGATGCGCCGCAGCACGGCGCCCTGCCCGCGCACCGTCGACGCCGCGCTGCCGCTCGCCGATGCGCTGCGCTCGCCCGCGGCCCTGAGCGTGCGCCTGGGCGGCAAGTACCCCGAGATCCTGGGCCACCTGTTCGACGACGCCGTGAGAGACGCCGCATGACCCCGCTGATGCCCGCCGTGAAGAACGCGATGGTGCGCACCCTCTCCGACGCCCTGGACATCGTGCGCAGCCTGCCCGAGCGCCACGACTGCCCCGCGTGCGACCGCCTTATCAACGGCCGCTGCACGCAGTGGAACGCCGTCCCGCCACCGGAGGTGCAGCCGGTCGGCTGCGACGCCTTCGTCTCGACCGTTCCGTTCTGAGGACTGACCCATGACCACACACACCGTAAACGCCCACGGCGTCGACCCCGCCACCGTCACCCAGGCGCACGCCGACCGCGTGGCTGCTGCGCTGGGCCTGGCCGGCGCGGAGCGCATCGGCTGCGGCGGGTTCCTGATCGGCTGCCGGACTGGCTGGCTGACCATCACCGCCGAGCCGCACAGCGCGGACTGCATCAAGGTGCCGTGGTCGCTGGTGGCGGGGCTGGGCGACCCGTGGCAGCCGATAGAGACAGCGCCTCTGCGGGATGCTGTGCTCGTCTACCACAAGGCGCACTGGGCAGCCCTGGGCTGCAAACTGGAGGACGGAACGTGGTGGCGGTGGAGGGAGCCAGTCGGGAATGAGCCGCTGAACTTCACGCCGACGCATTGGGCTCCGTGGCCCGCCATTCGCGATTCGCGAACCCCGAAGGAGGCCGGGCATGGGTGATCGACTTTTGGGCACTGCCATGCCCATTCTGGAGCCTCAACTGTGCGCTGGCAGTTGCCAGATAAAGCGGTTGCACCCGCATGGCAGTTATCAAGTAATCCTTTACT